TTCTCCAATCTGCATCATTATCTTGTAAAACTAATTGGGCTGTACCTATCGATGAGTTTCCAATGTGCAAAGTTGTTGTTGATGTATCATTTCTTGGTGAAGTTTGTCCAATTCCAACATTGCCTGAGGTATCAATACGCATTTTTTCTGTTAACCCTGATGTGTCATTATCTTGGCTTCCGTCACCATCTGTAGCAAATATTAAATTACCATTAAAGCCAGTTGAACCTGTTGTAACTATAGCTGCATGAACCCAAGCATTTGTGGGGCTTGATAAAGTATCAACAAATGTGATTCCTTTTGTATAGTCTATAACTCCATCAGCAGATGGGTTTCCTATAGATAAATGCGAAACACAATTTTGTACTCCAATTCCAACATTGCCTGAAGAATCAATACGCATTCTTTCATTTGAACCACTTGTGTTAAATGTTATTCTATCTGCTGATTGTATTAGCAAAGGGTCAGTATCAGATTGTATTGTAGAAGCATCTTGGTCAGTAAAAAGTAGTAACGACCTTGAATTATCTGCTCTTGATAATTTAAGTTTACCTGCTGCTCCAATTTCTAATGCTTGGTCAGGGTCTGAAATTCCAATTCCAACATTTCCTGAAGAATCAATACGCATGCGTTCTGTATTGCCACCAGTAGCAAAAAGCATATTAGTTTGTGACCTTATAGCTAAATCATCTACCGAAGACGTTGCAATCATATCACCTGCTGTAGTAGCTACCTGTATTCCTGCTTTAAAAGTAGCTCCATTTAAAAATCTAAGCCTTATATCGTCTGTATCTGAAACTTCAACACCTCCCATTGTGGCTGTACCTGAAAGGTAGAGGTCTTTGAATCTTGCACCTGAATCACCAAAACCTATAGTAGCATCTCTAGCAAAACCTGTTGATGTGCTTGGATAAAGAATATCATCAGAGGGTTTAAAGGTTATATTAGTATCTCCTGCTCCTATAAAAAGTCTATCTGATGAGTAAGTACCAATACCTCCAACTGTTGTATTGTCTTTTCTGAAGTTGACTATTTCTCCATTATCTCCAGTTCTATTTAAGTATAAGACAGTTCCAGTAGCTCTTGTATGATGTGCCATACCGCTATTGTGTAACTCATGCCCTGCTGTTCCTAAAGTATCTGAACTAGTCTTAGACACCAACAAGTTGCCTGAAGCATCAAGAGTCATAGCAGTAGAAGTAGCATTGTCATCAATACCTGTTGAAGTAAAACCTGTAAGCGTACCAACACTTGTAATATTAGGTTGTGCTGCTGTAGCAAGTGTGCCTGTTATGTTTCCTGAAGAAGTAATAGTACCTGTAATATTAATATCACCAGTACCTGTTATATCGCTTGAATTTAAGTCTAAATCCCCACCAAGCTGAGGAGTTGTATCTTCTACAACATTATTAATAGAAATAGCCTGTACTCTTGCATCAGTGTAATAAAGATTAGAGCCTTCTGATAAATCAGATGTAGACTTACCACTAAATGCAGAATCAAATCTTGTTGTTGTATAGTAAAGGTTGGTTGTTCCCTCAGATACATCATCAGTATCTTTACTTGCTAGTCTTGTATCAAATCTAGCATCAGTGTAATAAAGATTAGTTCCTTCTGATAAATCACTTGTAGACTTAGCAGCTAAAGCAGAATCAAATCTTGCTTGCGTATAATAAAGATTACTCCCTTCAGTTAAATCATCGGTATCATGGTTAGATAAACTAGATACAGTTCCTGTAACTGCACCAGTAACATTACCCTCTATGTTAGCAACTAAAGTACCAAGTGAATTAAGAGTAATATTGCCTGTAGCACTACCATCTGCTGTTGTTAATCCTAATGTAAACTTATCAACAGATTCATCCCACATAAAGATACCATTATCAGCAGTACCTCTATTGATAAGCATACCTGAATCATTTACAGGACTACCTGTTAATCCTGCATTAAGCTGGAATAAGTTATCTTCTATATCAAGATTCGTTGTATCAAGAGATGTAAGAGTTCCATTAACAGTAAGATTACCTGCTACTGTTAAATCAGATGCAATTTGCACATCATCAGGTAGTGATAGAGTTATGTTTGCAGACTCACTACCACTTCCTGACACTGTAATCTTATTAGCAGTTCCTGATATTGTTGAAACATAATTACCTGTAGTATCAGTTCCTAATGCAACTGAATCAGCAGCAACACTAGTAGCCTGTATTCCAAGAGCATCAACAAATGCTTTAGTTACTCTAGCATCAATAGCTGAATTTGCTCTTGTATCTGTATAGTATAAATTAGTGTTTTCTGTTAAATCAGCAGTTGTTTTATTACCAAATGCAGAATTAAATCTTGACTGTGTGTAATATAAATTAGCTGACCCTTCACTTAAATCATCTGTATCTTTAGATGTAAAAGCTGAGTCAAATCTAGCTGATGTGTAATATAAATTAGTGCCTTCTGCTAAATCACTTGTAGACTTGGTTGCAAGTCTTGTATCAAAATCTGTATTTGTTCTTGATGTTGTGTAATAAAGGTTAGTAGTACCTTCTGCAACATCATCAGTATCTTTAGTAGCTAACCTAGTATCAAATGCAGAATTTACTCTTGCATCTGTATAGTAAAGATTAGAACCTTCAGTTAAGTCACCTGTATCTTTAGTAGCTAATCTAGTATCAAAATCTGAATTAACTCTAGCTGTTGTGTAATATAAATTGCTACCTTCAGTTAAGTCACCTGTATCTTTAGTAGCTAATCTTGAATCGAAATCTGTATTTGCTCTTGCAGTTGTATAGTAAAGATTAGTATTTTCAACAACTATAGAAGTATCTAAAGTTGCAGTAGATGATTGATTAGAACCATTACCTATAAATATTTTACCATTATCTAAGTTAGGAGTAGCGTTACTTCTTCCAGCACCACCTACTTTAATAGAACCAGCACTTGCATGACTTCTAATTACCTTACCTATATTTTGTATTTGACTGGATTCACCTGTTGGGGCTGTAGTTGTATAAGCACCTGCTGTTGTAGATACATAAAGTATTTGTCCTTCTGATACACCTGAAGTATCTAATTCTTCAATAGTACCAAAAGTAACTACTTGTAATGCAGCATTATCATTAGCATCAGATAAAGCTAATCCAAATGCAGGCATTTTAGAAGCATCATCAGCTTTAGCTTGAGCAACTGTTGGCACATCACCTGATACGCCTGATATATAAACTACATCACCCTTAGATAAAGCACCATCTGCTTTAGCATTAAACCTTATACCACCTTCTAAATCACCTATAAATTCTTCTGTAGCTGTAATGATATTAAAAGTAACATCATCAGTAGCAGCTACAGATTGTCCTATAGCAATACTAGGAGTAGAACCTTCACCAGTTCCACCTGTTACTGTTACACCAGTTCCACCTGACATAGATTCAACATAATCACCAGTTGTATCAGTTCCTAATGTTATTGAATTGATTTGCACAACTGTATCTATATCAACATTAGAACTACCATCAAAAGATACTGAACCTACTACATCACCTGATAAAGATATGGTTCTTGCTGTACTTAGAGTATCAGCAGAATCTGCATTACCTGTTAAGTCTCCAGTAACATTACCTGTAACATTACCTGTTAAGTTACCAGTAACATTACCTGTTAAATTGCCAGTAAATGTATTAGATGCAGTAATACTAACACCTGTAGTAATCCAAGCATTATCAGCAGCGTTTCTTATCTTCAATACACTGCTAGATGTATCTACCCATAATTGATGAGCAAATGTGGTTGATGGTTCTGTTGAGCCACTATTAACAGTTGCAATAGCTAAAAGAGCATTGTTTAAATCTGCTCTAAAGTCTGCACCTGATTGGTTTGCTATGTTGTAATCGTGTTGTGCCATAATAAAATCCTATTTTATATATCTTAAATCATTCAGGGATACTTGGAAATATCACATCAGCAATATTATTAGCTGACTGATGTAAAGATGGTAAGTCTCTTAATTCCTGCCTATATGTTGCCCATTCTTGTTTCTTAGAATCAGATAAAGGACAGTCATTTACTTGAGTCCAGTCTGATTCTTTTAGTAATTCGTTTCTTTTGTTTCTTATTATTTCTAGTACATTGTCAGTTCTAACCACAGCTTCACCATCAACTATCTTATATTCATTAGGTTGATAGTCTCCCTCAATAATCCCTTGTCCTTCTGTCAATCCTACTTCGTTTATTTGTGCAACAGTAGAAGTAGAATGTTCTATTTCTCCTGTATCTAAATTATATATAGTAAATATATTCATTATCTTGTGTTATCCATCATTACATTAAGTGAAAGCTGAGTATGATTATAAGCTCCTGAAAAATATACTCTCCAATAAACAGTTGATTGTGATGCAGATAATGTAGTTATCTGTCCTGTATAAACATAAGTATAACCTCTATAAGTTCCAGCACTCCAAGATATATTTGTATTACCACTTGCATTGACCCAAGTAGAATTATCTAAAGAATATTGAACCCTACCACCACTTACATCACCAAGAACACCTGAGAAGATAGCAACATAACCTGCATTGTCTCTAACCTGAGTAATAGTTACTGGTACAAATGAAGCATTGCTACCTGTATATGGTGATGTTCTTTGTACATAAGTTTGCCCATCTCTAGCTAATGGGAACTTTGTTCCTGCTGTTACATGGCTAACAATGGTAGAACTGACATTATCAAAACTCTTAACATTAAGAGTATCAACATTAATTCTTGCTGAATCTAATTGGTCTGCTGTTATCTTAGTTGCTGATATGCTATCAATCTTATCGTTATTAACCGAAGCATCTGCTAATTGATTTGTATCTACTCCACCTGATTTAATAATTAGATTACCACTACCATCAGTATCTAATGTAACACCATCAATCAATATTTTATCTGCTGATAAGTTGTTGATTCTTGCATTATCAATAAGCACAGAGCCACCACTTACAACAAATGGACTTACACTAGAACCAGCATCATTATCAATTTTAAAAGTATCAGCTAAAAAAGCTATTGTGCTAGTAGCACCAGTTCCTGAATCAGCATTACTGTTAAGAACCATTTGTGCAACTTTACCATTTGCATTTAGTTGTAATACATAAGATGCAGAAGCATTATCATTAATGTCAGTTATTGCTGTTGCATTGGTTGTTATAGATGCAGTGTTACCATTAACTGTTGAAGTTAAAGATGTTATATCAGATGCTAAAGCTGTATCTGCACTTGCTCTTGTAGTTGCTTCAGAAGTAATTGCTGAAGTGTTGCTATTCACTGTAGAAGTAAGACTTGTAATATCTGATGCTAATGCAGTATCTGCGTTAGCTCTAGTTGTAGCTTCAGAAGTAATTGCTGAAGTATTACTGTTGACTGTAGATGTAAGGTTAGTTATATCTGCTGCTAAAGCTGTATCAGCATTTGCCCTAGTTGTTTGTTCAGTGCTTATTGCTGATGTATTACTATTAACTGTAGATGTTAAATTAGTTATAGCTGTAGCATTAGCTGAAGTATCAGTTGTAAGAGTAACTATATCACCCTGAGCTGTAGCTATATTTGTTGTGTTAGTAGATACAGTAGAACTTAATGAATTATATAAAGTGACTAATGAAGCATCTCTAGCTTTTACCCAACCATTATTAGATGCATTTCTAACATACATTTGATTATTATCATCTGTATCTGCCCATAAATCTTGAGGTTGTAATGCAGAGCTGTCAGTTCTTGTTGTTGGAGCTGATGTAGATTTAATCAATTGAGTTGAATTAGTACCACCAGCATTAATTGCAGACTGAACATCAGCACCTATTTTATCTAATGTTACTGAATCATCTTGCAAATCATCTGTTCCAGTAGGTGCATCACCAATAGTAAAAGTTAAAGTAGCTGGAGATGATTCTGACCCTAATGTATTTAATGAGCTAACACTTGCAACATAGTTAGCATCAACTGGTAAAAAGTTTAAATCACAATTTTCTACATCAACAATAGTGTTTTTAACTTGATTGCTAGAACTATCTACAACATTAACTCTATATTGATAATCAGGAAAATCTGTTGGCTCATTCCAAGATAAGAATGGTCTACCTGTAGAACTAGAATCAGTATCAGTAAATGATAATCCTGTTGGAGCTTTTACTGCATAAGCGGAAGGTAAGTTAGCTAGTTCTTCTACTGGTTCTTGAGGTGGTACTTCCCATGTATAAACATCAAAGTATTCTATTAGGCTGACTGCAACTAAACCGCTTGACTGTAATTCTAATGCTTCAACTCTACAAACTTTACCTGAGAATCCTAAACCTGCATAAGTTAAATCTACTATGTCTCCTACATTAAGTTTATACATCTCAGGAGTTCCTAAGAACTGCATAGTGGTCTGATTTCTACTTCTAGTTAAGATTGCCTTACCCATGTTATAAGCTATGTAAGGGTCGCTTATATAAGGGAACTCAGCTTTAATTTCTAATATCTCATCACCATCATCTGAATAATATTCAGGATTTGCATCATGTAAAACTGTAGCTGTATCTAATTCATATTTTTTATTAGCATTGAAGAACTCAACAATAACTTTATTTGCTTTTTTATCTTTGTTGCCATAGTCAACTGATATACCAGCATCAGAGATTATATGATTATCATTAATGCTAAATGATGAAGTGCCTGTATCTTCTATTGATAATTCATACTGACCATTAATATAAAGAAAAATACCTCTCATATTAGCAAGAAGCTCTTTAGCATTTTCCATTACATTTTTATTTGTATCTAAATAACCATTGCAGTGAAATCTTTTAACTTTTAATAATGAAGAGCCAGCTTGAGAAGAATAGGTGCTACTAAAAGTGCTATTTATATAAATAATATATTCTTCATTAGAATCAAAGAATTGATTTCTTTGCACATCAATAATTTCATCACCATCTATAACACCATTACCATTAGCATCAAATAAATCTAATAACTCACCTATTTTGTTTTGCCACCAAACATCATTGGGATTTACTCCTGCAATGGTAAAGAAGTTATCACCACTATTTGCACTCCAAGTAAGTGATTGTGCTGAACCATTAAAATAAGGCTGGTCAACCTCTGTATCACAAACATTAGCAGCAGAGCTAAATGTAGTCATATTAATTTGTGATGCTGTTAAACCTTTTCCATATTCATTGTTAGTAATGTAATCTAAGAAACATAAAGCTGGATTATCAGAAAATTCATAAGTGGATGGAGTTCCGAATGTTTGACCTGAATCTCTTGGGTCATAAACCTTCTTACCCCTAACCTGAACTGTTAGTTGTGGCACTCCTGACCATATACCCTCTTTATCATAGCCATAATGAGCAGCTATATAACAAACACCATTTAGCTTATGAGCAGAAGTCCAGTTAGGCATAGAAGCAACAAGCATTGGGTCTGCTGTCTGTGATGCAGCTCCATGATGTAGATTCATAACATATCTATATTTAGATGTAGGACTTGTACCAAATTGACCAGCACCAGCATCAATACCAGTACCATTTTGTGAAACTGTATTTAATGAACCTGAACCTGAAGATATTTTATCTGAACCTATATAACCACCATCTCTAAATCTTGCTGAATCAGTTAAAGGATTACCATCTAGCTCAATAGTCCTACCTAGTATTTCATCACATTCACCAACTGATAAAGCATAGACAACATATAAATCTCTTGAGTCATTCCCTGATACATCCATATAGATAATCTGAGCACCAACCCTTCTAGTTCCATAGATAACAGGTATCTTTCCACCAGCAGATGTTTTATTAGCTAATATATCTTGACCTTTGCCAAGCATATTTTTTGCTTGCAAAAATCCTTTTACTCCCATAACAGCAGTAATTATTTGAACAGCAGTTACAACATTTTGAATCCATTTTGTTTTAGCGTACCACTCACCAATAGCTGCAAAAAATTCAAACATTACATCCCCCACCTAACATCTTCTTTAACTTGAGTTGCAAATTCCATACCTTTGTCACCTGAACTAAAAGTTTGTTGAGATTCATCTGAATAATGTCTGCCCATAGTTAAATTCCAGTTTGCCCAATGTGATGCAACTGTCATATTCAATGTTGAGCTTTCTAAAGTTTCTGCAATAACTACATTTCTTATCTGACCTGTAAAGTAATTTATTGCACCTACAATAGTTTCATCTGCATTAAAGTATGCTAAATATATGTCAACTGTTTTATCTGTAAAAGCACCATCTTGAACCAATGACCTAACTTGGTCAGTAATATTAGAAAATCCTAAATTAATTTCGTTAACTTGTAGTTGTCCAGTTTCAGTTGTTGAATCTATAGATAAAAAAGAACCACCAGCTTCATAGCTATTAGAATCATAAGTTACATTAGAATACCAATCAGTCAGCCTGATAGTAGATGATAAGTTGAGTTCAACTAGAAAAGCTGTTTTAGTTGCTGTTGATGATACTTGAGTTTGTAAATCAGATGATAAACTTCTAGGCATTAGGTTATAACCTCTCTAACATCAAATGAAATACTATAAAAACCACTAGCATCTGTTGAATACATAATCTCATTATTTTCAAGATAAACAGTGAAACTAGGTTTATTTACAGTAACAGCTTCATTATCTGCTAGAGATGCTACTAGATTAGGTGATATAAGAACTGTTAATGCTCCACTACCATCAGAATCAATATCTGATTGAACCATGTAAACTTTACTATGATTAGCAAACTTGATTAAATCTCCAGCCTTTAAAGCACCTGTTTGATTAGCTGTAAAGCCATCTAAGGCTATAGAAGCATCTCCTGATGTATGTGCTCCAACTACTTGAATATCTGTTTCTGACTTGCCTGCACCTAAGTTATCTAGTGGTGCAACTATAGTAAAGTCCTCAAAAGAACCTTTTTGTTTTTGTAAAAATGCAAATACTTCTTGAGCCTTTTCTTGTTGTAAAGGTGGCATTGCAACTGTAAAAGAAAAATATTGACTACCTATTTGTCTGACTTGTTTTCTACCTGATAAAGTCTGATTAATTAATGTAGGTCTATTATCTTTAAAATTTAAACTTCTAAAATTAGGAGATGTTGGAAATTGTCCTGACATTATACAACTCCCATTTTGCCTTGATTATTCATGGCATTGTTTATGATTGATGTTATTAATCCTTTTCTTGATGCTAGTAACTGGTCAAATCCAGCAGCATCTACTGTTGATATATTGAAGTTGACTGTAGGTGCTGCTGGCATGCCTTGTCCTTTTGTATGGTCAATAACTGTTTCGTTAGGATGAACCATAGCCATGAAACCACCCTTGCCATCCATTCCACCTGCTCTTATTCCTTGCCCTGTATATCCACCACCTGAAAAACTATCAAATAAAGTATCACCATCAGTTAATTTGTTGTACTCAATACCACTTTGTATATCACCAATAGTGCCTTTAACCATGCCTACTAATTTTTGTACTATAAATACCTGTATTAATTCATTAATTACTGCTCTAGCAATTGAAGTAGCTAAATCTTTAAAGTCTCCAAATTGTTTACTTGTTAGGTCAAAGAAATTTGTAAATGCATTTGTTAATTGACCCTCAACTGTATCTGCAAAATCTTTAACTACTGTTATATTGCTTTTTATAGAATCATTAAATGTTGTTGACTTAAAAGCGGTCTCAGTAAGACCTGTTAATTCTAATTGTGCAGACTTAGATTTTTTTATTAATTCAATTTGTTCTTCTAAATCTTTTTTTCTTTGTTTATTTTGTGCTATTTGTTCAGGCGTATATTCTATAAAACCGACACCATCAACTTGAAAACCACCAACCTCTTCTATTTCTTTTAATAAGGTTGTGACACCTGCAAGCTCACCCTGTAATTCTGATAAAGTTTTTTGCCTATCAACTATTCCAAGAATATCTAAAAACTCTAAAACTGTTGTTGAAACAGCAACAAATGCTTTTTGTAATGGTAGCAATGTGGCTCTTTTAAGCTCGTTCATTGTGTCATTAAATATTTCAGCCTGTCTTATAGAATCTTCAGGTATAACTCCAGTAGCAGAAGCAGCTAGTTCTTTCATAGCTTCTGCACCATCTTTACCCATAACAGCAAGTTTTACACCTGCTCTACCCATAAGGTCAGCTAAGATAGCGTTTTTCTCAAATTGACTACCAACACCATCAAGAGCAGTCATTAGTTCAACAAATACTTCTTCTGCACCCCTAACTGAACCATCGGCTCTTTTTACTTGTATTCCAAGTTTTTCTAATGTTCTGCCAGCTTCAGAAGTTCTTAGTTGTGCCTGACCTACCATCTTGGTAAAGTTCTGCATACCCTTATTAAACTCTTCAGTGGTTAGTCCTGATTGTTGAGCAGCAAATTGATATTGTTGTAAGAATTTGGTTGATACGCCTATTGAGTCAGCTACTTTACCAATATTATCAGCAAGAGCTAAAGTTTCCTGACCAAACATGACAATTTGTCTAACAGCAAAAACACCAGCAAAAGCACCAGCTAATTTTTTCATAGACTGTTGCGTTGAGTTAATGTTTCTATTAACTGAATTAAAACCCTTTTTAGTTTGGTCTTGAGCTTTAATTCTTAATTTATAATCAGTTGCCATTTTTTATCTGCCTATTCTTTTCCTCTAAGTATGCTAACCATCCTGTAAACTCGGATAAGGTCATCTTTTCTTCTAGTTCCTGAAGTGTGCAATGCAACATTTCAGCTAGATAATATTTAGCAAATAAGTCCTTATCCCCAGCTACTTTTTTGCTTGTTCTTCTACACTTGGTGATGACATGATTTCAGTTGCAACTCTTGCAAGCACATCTTTATCTACACCATTCATAAGTGTATGTTTATCTGATAGGTCAAATACTTTTTCACCATCAGAATCTAAGGCTTTGTATATTAAGCAATAAGCCATCAATGCTACATCATCATCTTTTGCATATCTCTGCAATTTAGACATTTCTGCTAGCGTTAATGGCTTCGCATATACTTTAAGAACCTCATCTCCATCACTCCATTCAGGTATCTCAATCTCTTTGACATCTAATGAGTCAAAATGAGCTTTAGCCTTTTCTATAAGTTTCATAGTCTTATACTGTTGTTGATGTTAAAGCACCATTGCCTTGTACTGAAATACTAGCTTCAACCAATCCATCAAATGATGCACTTCTTGAAACACCAGTAACAATAGCTGAACCAGTATAATAAGTATCACCTGATGTATCTCCTTCAGGATAAACATTTAGTGTTACTTCTGAGCCAATAGTTAAAGCACCTTGACCACTAGTATCAGTCTCATCCCAAAATACATCTAAACTTCCTGAGAAAGAAGTCAATGATGATTTATATGTTCTAGCAGAATCACCCATTGAAGTATCTTCTAAAGTATCAGCAGATTCTTCGATTGAGTAAGACCTAATTTCAGCTACAGCATTAGAACCGACTTTTACAGTTCCTTCACTTCCTTTATGTGTTGCCATTTTCTACCTCGTCTTTCGACTTTTTCTTAGAAGAAGATTTAATTTTATCTTGCGAATGGACTGCTTCCTCTTTCCAACCCATATTCAATAAAGACTCAACCTTAGAAGGATGAGCTTTTATAGAAACTTTACCATCAGGACTAATCATTTTCATAATTTGTCTCCTATACTGCTACATCAGGATTTGTTTCCTGAACATAGTAATTAGTTAAAAAGGTTAAACTCACATATCCTAGTGGTTTCTCACCTTCACCATTAAACTCTATTTCAGTTGATTCTAAATAACAGTCTTTAGCTAATCCATCTAAAGTTCTATCTGCTGCTATTGCTTCTTCAACTTCTTTGCTTATTGTATCAATAGTATCATCAAAGTTACTAGTAGCTTTTGCATATCCTTCTACTACTACTGATAATTCTCTACTCATAACTCTATCAGTACCTATCACTATAGGCTCAGATGTTTCTGACTTAGTGTAGATAACCAATGCTGGTACTGTTTCTAGTGGATAAACTCTTGACTCATAGACTCTTGAACCAGTTGTAGTTAAACCAGTTAAAGTAGTACCAAACTTTTCTCTTATTTGTTGTCTTATATGATTTGCCATTACACTTCCTCTAACATTAATGCACTAAAACCTGTTCTATCTGATTGTATATTAACAACAGTATAATTTTGTGCTGCTTTGAGTATATTACCATTTGTATCTTTTATTGCAGATACATCTAAGGTATTGCCAAATGCAATATTAGGAACATCTATAGTTCTGCAATAGGCTATTGGTTTTAATGCTTCTACACCAATACCTTCTTCTTGTTCTACATATTCATTATTTAGGATTACATTAATTGTTGTAGAAGTTCCACTATTTGTATAAACAGCAGAAACACCATGACCAAAATTAATATCTAAATATCCAGCCATATCTAATTCAGTTTCTAATCTAAATTGAGACATTATTGCTCCTCTAACACCACTGAAACTAAACCTGTATTATCAGGTTCTACTGTTTTAACTAAAAAGGTAGTTTCAGGTTTAAGGATATTACCTTTATCAGTTGTTATTGCATCAACAACCAATCTATCTTCTTGAGATATATAAGGAACATCAGATGATTTTAAAATTGCTCTTGGTTGATAACCAGCAACAGGAACAGTGCCACCTTCTATATTGAAATATTCTTGGTCTATTATGATATTAACACTATAGGCATCTCCTGAATCAATATCAAACCAAGTATCAATTAATCCTTGTCTTGCATCCCATAATGAGGATTGGACTTCAAAGAAAGTAGCAGTAACACCATGACCTGTTGTTGTATCAACATAGGCGTTAAAATCTAATGCACTCTCTAAAGGCATGATTTATTTTTTAGCTCTAGTCTTAGGAGCTTTTACTTTT